GGTGCTAGTGGAACCCCTGTAAAGTTAGGGCTAATTGCGTTTGACTTACTGTTAACTGCTGTTTGAATAGCGTTAAATTCATCGTCAAATTCTGTACCCTTGATGATCTTATCTGGATCACTAGGAAGGAGGGCATCCTTCGCAGCAAAGTTTGTAGCCTTAGTATATTGAGCCATTTATTCTGTCCTTCCGCCTTTAATGAAAACATCTATCTTTTGTACTGAGAGTTCTGCGTTGTTAACATCAGATTCAAAGCCAATTTGAATAGTAGAGCCGTAACCTCCCACACTACTCCTAATCTTTTCTAACACAATGCCTTTTGAAAACTCACTATAATCTACAACAGTAAAAGAAGTTTCCCATGTGCTTGTTACATCTGTCCACGCTGAGCCACTCCACTGATAAACATTGTTGTCATCTGTTGTCATGTAGGCATCCCCTGTATTAGGAGCACCGGGTAGCGCAGCGTAGTTAGCGACCACACCTTTAAACTCTGAGTAAGTAACAAACTTGTCTACGTTATACTCAAAGATTTCTCCAGCTTGCAACACAAAAGGATATGAACGATAAGCACCAGAGTAATTAGTTGCTACTTTAATAGTAAACTGTTGGTTAGCTCCTCCTAGGATAGTAGCGCTAATCTTCTTTATAATCTTGTTAGTAGTAGGTGAACCAAAGTCAAAGTAGTGAGAGTAGTAACGAACCCTATAAGAAGCCGTATTATCTGTGTAACCTATGTACTTCCCAATGCCGTTAACCTTACCAATTAACACATCCCTGTTGCGTAAGCGTAGGAAAGAATCAGCCTCATATTGGTTCCAAATAGTAACACGAGACGCTCCGTTCTCTAATGCACTTCTCATGTCTAAACAAAAGACAGTGTTAATAGAAGGAAAAGATAGCAGGTAGAAAGCATTGATCTCAGAGTAAACACTAGATATATTGTCTAGGTTACCCGCCAAAGAAGCCTCTGTGTTAAGATCATCTAACAAATCATCTCGGACATTAACTGTTAAGTCTCGCATAGGCAAGCTCTTCTCTTGGAGGAGGCGACCTAAGCTACGAACACCAGTGTCAGAGAGGAAGATTAAGTCAGTACCTGTATTCTGTACACTCTTGTGAGCCACACAACCGACACCAACAATAATATCCTGTAAAGCAAAGTTAATGGATATTGGGTTATCAGCACCTGAGTAGATGACAATATGATGGCGACAGAAGATGATTAAGAAGTTATTATGTGCCGCTATGGATATGATGTCATCAGTGTTATCAGGTAGCACTGAGGCAATGTTTAAAGAGCCGCTAGAGCCTCCATTGAAGGCAGGGAAAGCAGTGTCTACAATGTCAGTAGACCAGTAGACAGCATTCTTAGTAAACGACCAGTATCGACCCCAAGCCGCTATAACACCATTAGGATACGCTGTACCAAAGTTTTGAGTAACGCCTGTGTATGTTGTTATTGTTTTAACTACAGGAGTTGCTACTGAGTTGTAGATAAGAGGTTCTTGGCCTTCTTGCACCAATATAGAAGTGTCGTTTAAGTTAGCACCACTCCAGTTGTTACTTGTAATTGTGTATGCTGCTGGAGTAACATCAGTCAGAACCTCACCAACACCACCAGTAAAAACCTTGTTATTACCCGCAGAGAGGATGTCTAAGCTATCGTCAGCATTAACATGCTCCAACATAAACTTAATAGGTTCTCCGCTTAGTTGGGCAGAGCCTGTGGTGGTTTGCATTGTCCACCCCTTACGTGCCCCTAAACGCCCATACTTATCAATAATAACATTGTCAGCTACTTCCGCAAAGTTGGGAGATAAGGTAACACCACTCTCTTGGGTGTTTAAACCGAAGAAACCGGGTGTTACAATGGAAAGAGCTTCAAGTTGTTTCATACTGTATACCACACCACTTCTTCAGGGTGACGATTAGCGTCCATAGCGATCTCGTCAGCCAAGGCTATTTCAGCAGACTTGTAGGCATTGATACTCTGCTGTCCACCATCCTCACCACGCTCCTCTAAAGCCATCGCTGTGGCTAACAGGATAATAGGTCGTGTAGGGATATAGATACGATCTGAGTCTTGTGTTAACACTTGGTTACGTAAGACCACGTTAAACCGGGTAACATACACACCATCAGGGATCGGGTAGACATCAACTAAGGTGTCCCCATCATCACTGACGCCGTTAAAGGTGTAATACTGAGGAGAACCTGTGGGTGGGTTCTCTAGCATATAAGCCTTGTTAAACCAGCTAGAAGTTTGGTACTGTAGCTCTTTTCTAGAGGTAGCATCCCAAGCATCTAACACTTCAAAGTTATTACTACTACCTTGAATCTCGTAGTTAAAAGCCCCTGCTGTTGTGTTACCTGAGAGTGTCTGACGTAAACCGCCCCACTTCCAAGCTACCTCAGCCTGACTTTTAGCCTCGTTAACAAAGTCACCAATCAGACGAGCATAACTGTTTGAGTTACCTTCACCCTGTACTGTGTCAACCGTGCTCTCTCGCAGTCGCCGTAAAACACTATTTACTGCTTCAACATATGTCATTATGTATTCCTTTTGTAGTTATTATACCACACTTTTTATCTTTTGTCAAGGGTTAAACTGCCGCACCACCATAAAAAGAACCATCTGACAGCGCTGGATCAAAACTTGTGCCTGAGTTTACTTGCCCTGTAACAGGATATGACCTAGCGCCAGAATCGTAAACAGCCCCGGGATTAACTACACTTGTTTGCGTAGGAGCAGCCGGGTCAATATTACTATTCAAATAAACATCTCTGTACCAATTATCTATCGCTGGTGTAGTACCACCTCCGCCTCCGTACTCTCCTGTACTTAATAATTGTTGTATAATTTGTTGTTGTGCCACCTCAGCCGCTGCTTTGTTTTTAGCAGCCTGTTGAGCTTCCAAGTCTGAACGCATTTGAGACAAATCAGTCCGTGGAGCAGATAAGTACCCTTGGTTAATATCACGCACACCTTGAACAGCACTAAACAAACTAGAGATGTCTGAGGGTACTGGTGACTGGAAACCTGTGCTCATCATACCCGGTGTATCTACACCTTGGACAGGCTGGGGACGTAAGGTTGGGACAACACCGGGAGACGCTTGTGTCATGGGTTGTTGTGAATAAAAATTAATAGGTGCTTTACCTTGTACACCTAAGTAATCATTTACAGCGTTATTAGCAACACTAGGGTCAGTTCCCATAGATTGCGTAAACAAACTGGCTACTTGGTTTGGTGTTAACCCTAGCTCTTGTCTCCGTGCATCTATTATTCCTGATACATCTTCACCAGCAGCTATGCGCCGTTGCATATCTTGAAAGAAAATTGCAGATGCATCTAGCTGTTCAGGTGTAAACTGCGTACCTTGTTGAGATAACATAGTAGCTTGAGTCTTTGCGTTATTAAGCTCTGCCGCTACTTTGTCTAACTCACTTTGTCGTGTTTGATCATAAACTGCTCTTTGTTCAGGTGGTAAGTTAGTAACAGCAGGAGAAGTAGGAGTGAATGCGTTATCCAGTAATGAACCAGCATTCATAGGTGTTTTTGCTGCTTGCTCATTAAAGATGCTTAAAGCTTGGTCATAACCCACGCCTTGCTCTGGCATTGATTGTGCGTATAAAGAAGCTACTTGTTCTGGCGTATAACCAGCCGCAGTGGCTTCTTGGATTACTTGGTCAAGTGACCCTACTTGGTTAAAATACGCTTTAGCATTAGCTAGTTCTTCTGCTGTAAAAGCGGGCATGTCGCCGACTGCTGGTGTATAGGCCATATTATTCTCCGTCAAAAGCTAAAACAGCTTGTTCTTTTCTTAAATCAAACGAGGCAATAACACTCATCTCTGAACCTGCCTCTGTTAACACCTGTATGGAGTCACCACTTTGCATAACCATACTATCGCTAAACTTTAAGTAGTTGTTAGCATTAATTACATAAGCAGTTACAATGTAAATCTTGTGGTTTATGTCGTGGGCATGTTGCCAGTATAGGGTGATAAACTTGTTATTCCCTGTGTGGTTACTAGCAAACAAGGTACTAACCTCAGCTTTGTAACCAGCAGGAACTTTGAACA